TGACTTTTGAGACGATTAAACTGTTCGGTTTTAATTTCTCCCTGAGAAGTAAAAACAGCATTTGAGCGCAACCCATTTTTATAAAAACTTCCTATTGTTTTTTCTGCCTGTCTGCTTGTATCAATCGCTTGTGCGGCCAATGAAATCGGACTTAAACCAATCACCCCAGTATTGCCAAGGCTTGTGATGTGAATAATATCATCTTTCGATACCATTTCCCCAAACACATAATACACCAGCGATTCATAACCTTGCCATTTCAGGTGCAAAGGCATACATTCGCCATACGTCAAAAACTGTAATGAAATCGGTGCGCCTCTTCCATTTCGATAAATACGAGCAAAACCGTTTCCATTCATCAACGCACCAACCATTAAAGCTTCTTGAAACTGTATCCAAGTCTGAAACTGGTTTGGCTCTGAATATAACAAATCCTGTAAAGGGTGTTCGTTATCTTCAATCTTACCTTTGCCCTGTTTTTTATACAGCTTGAGGGTGGGATGCAGGCAACCTCATTGACGCTTTCGCCTGCTGATGCTGAAATTATTGCAACACGTAAGTTTCAAATTGAAGATATAGCACGTTTTTACCGTGTGCCGCTTCATAAAATTGGCGATTTAAGCAGAAGTACCAATAATAATATCGAGCAACAGAGTACCGATTTCCTTACAGATTGCGTGATTCCTTGGGTAGAAAAGATTGAGCAAGAGCTTAAACGCAAATTGCTTTTCACCCGTGAAAAAAGGGACTATTTGTTCAATCTTGATACAAGTTATTTGATGCGTGGCGACTCAAAATCACGAGGCGAGTATTATGCAAAACGATTTGCTACGAGTTCAATTACGCCAAATGAAATTCGGGCTTTGGAAGGCGATAACCCGTTTGACGATGAAAATGCAGATAAACTGTATGCACAAATGCAAATGATACCGCTAGGCTCACAAGTAACACAACAAAACAATCAAAATCAAAATGTACAAAACTGAGGATAGACAAACCACTGGCAATATTTCAACACAAGGAGATTTTCTTGAGGGAATGGCAATTGTTTTTGATTCGATTTCTACACCTCTTTCGATGGAAGTTGACGGAAAAGTAATTGTTTTTTCGTGAGAAAATATCTAGTAGGGCATTGGATGGCGTAGGAATGAACTCTATTATTTGTTGTGCAGATCATGACGAAAAATTCTTTCTTGGCATTTCACCAACAACGCTTTCGCTTGAAAAAACCGATAGAGGTTTATCTTACAAATGCTTGTTGCCAGATTCAAAAAAGCAAATTATCAATGAGCGTGTCAATAGAAAAGAGTACACTGGCAACTCGTTTAGGTTTGCCGTTGCGGACGATGGTGATTCTTGGGAAAAGTCTGAAGATGGCACTTATTTAAGAACAATTAATAAATTTTCATATATCGCTCATCTTGGTCCCGTATTTCGTCCTGCTTACAAGCAAACAGATTTGACTTTAGCACAACGAAGCTTTGAAGTGTGTGTTACAGTTAAAATTGAGAATGAAGACGATAGTAAAGGCGAACAGGGGGAAGAAGGCGAAGAAAATATGAATGTTGACAATATCGAAAAGGTAATTGAAAGAATGGGCTATAAAAGCATTGCAGATTACAAACTCAAAAATTTACAACGTATAATCAAAAATTAAATTAATGAAAAAAATTGCAGATTTACAGGATAGACAGGGCACGGTTGTAGCTGAAATTCGTTCTATTGTTGACAAATCAAGTCAGTCGGCTGAAGATTTGGCTAAAATTGAAAAGCTTGAGGGCGAAGCTCTTCAAATAGATCGTGAAATTGCTACGCTTAAAAAATTAGAAGAGCGTGAGGCTTTATTGGCTAAGGAAAGAGTTTCTCATCAGCAAACTCAATTAACTGAAAAGCAAATTGAGGATAGAGAGCATGTTGTTTTCAAGCAAATTTTGAAAGCTGGAACCCACAAAGAGTTGAGCAATGAGGATAGGGAGTTTTTAAATTCTCGTGCTGCTGGCCCTATGTCTGGAGCCAACCCGACAACTGGTGCTGATGGTGGTATTTTGGTTCCACGCACACTATATGCCATGGTTGAAAGATTCCAAAAAGCATTTGGAGGGGTTTTAGATGTGGCGAGAGTTATGCCAACAGAAAAAGGTGAACCATTAGGCATGCCAAAATCTGACAATACTGCAAGAAAAGGTAGAATTGTTGCCGAAAATGCAGTTATCAATACAGGCGAAAAGCTTCAGTTTGCTAAACTTGATTTGACTGGCTTTATGTTTACCTCTGATTTCGTCTTGATTCCTTCATCATTTTTGCAAGACGCATCAATTGATGTAATGGCGTATGTAGCAATGGAGGTTGCCGAGGCTACAGCAAGAGCTTACAATGAAAAATTGACAATTGGAGCTGGTACAACTGAGCCAAAAGGAATTGTGGTTGGCGCTGGCGCTTCTGGAATTACGGCAGCGGCTACTTCACTAACGGCTGATAATATCCTTGATTTGATTCACAGCGTAAACTCGGCTTATCGTAAATCACCAAGTGCTGGTTTGATGTTTAACGACCTTACATTGGGCGTTATCAGAAAGTTAAAGGATTCAAATGGTCGTTATTTGTGGGATAATGGTAATATTCAACAAGGTATTGCGCCGACTATTTGGGGACATCCATATACCATTAATGACGACATGGCTAATATTGGCGCAAGTGCAAAATCTATGATTTTCGGAGATATGAGCAAGTATATCGTTCGTAAAATTGGTTCACCAAGATTGATTGTTGACAAGTCGAGATTCTTGGATTACGACCAAACCGCTGTAGTAATGTTTGAGCGTTTGGATGGCGATACCATCAATAGTGCAGCAATCAAATCTTTAGTTCATGCTGCTTCGTAATGAAAAAAGTAGAAATTTTAATATCGTGCGCAGGCTTAAGCTTTTCAGTTAGTCAGGGAGAAACCGTCACGCTCCCTGACGATATTGCAGATGATTTGATTTTACATCAACAAGCTAGGATTGCAAGCGATGAGCCAAAAACAGAAGTAAAGAAAAAGAGTAAGGATAAAACGCAACAATGACGCAAGCAAGAGAAACATCGGGACAAACAAAAGTTGCTCCCATAACTACAGCAGAGGCTAAAAAGTGGCTTAGGATTTTGGATGGTGACACGTCTGAAGACGATCTTATTGCTGCATTAATTGCCAGTGCCTTAGATTATGTAGAAACGTTTCTCAACAAATGCGTTGCTCTTACGCTTTTTACGTGGGATTTTCAGCAATTTGAAAGTACGGTAACATTCAGAAAATATCCTTTTAATTCAATTTTTAAGGTTGAATACTTGAATACTGAAGGTGTTTTGACCACACTTACGGCTGAAAATTACGAAGTTGTTCAAACTACTTCAGAGGATGCTATGATTATTTTTTTGAATACGCCAGATACTTATGCTCGTGCTGACGGTTCAAAAAAAGCCAATACCGTTACGATACATTTTCGTTGCGGATATGAAAGTGGTGCAGTTTGTCCTGCTTCTATCAAGATTGCCATTCGTTTGCTTGTTTGCAAATGGTATGATAATCGTGAAGATGGTAAAAAGGAAAAATTGACTGCCGTTGATAATATCTTATCACCAATTAGAAATATAAATTTTTAAAAGATGGAAAAACAAACTCTCCGCCTTGTGCATTTAATATTTTTTCTGACATGATGGTATATGAAAATGTTAGCCCTTTTAATTAAAAAAAGAGCTAACGCAATAGTTTATACGATTGTGAAATCAGCCCAACCGCCTGAAATTTTTCCAGATACATTGTAAGTTCCCTCAGCACCTAATTTGTAAGATTTTTTGCATGAAGAAATAACCAGCGTTCCTTTCTGAACTATCGAACCTGTAGTAATAGCCGCACCAATAAACACCACTACCGAAGTACCTGCCGAAAGAGCGTCAAAGAAATCATCAATTGCGGCTGCTGTAGTTGCGTCTGGTGAAGTATAAACCTTTGCAATACCATCAAAGGAAACGTTGGTTTCTAGTTGAGTTGCGGGAATAAACGTCTTGTTGATTCCATCCTCAGCACAAGAAATGTCGATTGGCGAACCCGTGGTGTCCGTATCGACACCTTTAGAGCAACCAATCATGCGGTTTGTGCCTGAAATAGTAGCAAATAGAAACACGTTGCTACCATATACACCTACTGTTTTTGCCATTAAATTATCTTTTTAACTGTGAATTGTTGTTCTGTTGAGTAAACCGATACATTCTCTAAATCTGCAATAGTTTCCTCAATGTCCAAGCACGTTTCTTGGTGACACCAAATGATTGATTCATTTGTGTACCTGTCAAGCGTTGCTTTGATTTCATCAACTATCGTTTGAGCTTCGCTGTACGTTTTTGCAATAATTAAAAACTTGACGGAAAAATTTGAGACTCCTCCGTCAACACACAAATTTGGTTGTAGTTCATCAACTATATACCGGATAGCTGGAAATTCGCCCAATTGCGTGCCGTGGACTGGTTTAATTCTTCTAGCTATAATGCCTTGCAAAGTTGTGTTTGCAAGTAAAATCTGTGTCAACTCTCCGCCTATCATGCTAACTTCCTTTTAAACTTATCTAACACAATATCTAC